ATAACGTAGCGAAATGCTTTCTTGACGCAATGAACGGGGTGGTTTATTTGGACGATACCCAAGTGGTTGATTTGCACATAAAAAAACTCTATTCAGCTGTGGCTGGAGTAGATGTAGCAATCATGGGGGCGAAATGACAAAGTATGTGCAAAGGCATGATGAAGAAGGTTTTGTAGTTCCACTTGATGAACTTTACAGGTTGGCTTGTTGCGACTGCGGTTTAGTGCATGATGTTGTTTGGTCTTATGACAAAAAATCCAAAGAATTAGGAATGGCGGTTAGAAGAAACAATCGTGCGACTGCACAAAGACGTAGAAATATTAAGGCAAAAAAATGAGACCAGAAGATGCAGCGCAAGCCATCAGAGATAAAGCCCCAGCTTACGGTGAAGCCAAAGCACAAAGGGTTTACCTTGACGAATTCAGGAAGTCCAAAAAGGCTTTGCTGATGAAAAATGCACTTGAAATGGGTTACGAGGCAGCAAATGCACAGGAACGGGAAGCATATGCAGACCCAGCATATTTGCAATTACTGAAAGGCTTGGCTGCAGCAATTGAAAAAGAAGAAACCTTGCGCTGGGAGATTGAGGCGGCTAGGTTAGATGTCGAAATTTGGCGAACAAGGGAAGCCACAAACCGAATGCAAGACAGGGTGCACCAATGAGAAAGCAATGCCGTAGAAAGATTTGGTCAAAAGTCAACCCAATTGAATACGCAATTACAGGTGCAGCAATCACCGCAGAAGATAAGTTAGATGTACTCAGACTAGGTGAATTAAGCGCAATTGAGTCAATGGTCAAGGGTAATGCAACAACTGCCGATTGGCGCATTTTGGTGGATATGCTGAACATTGCTGAAATTATGGCGATGAACGGAATTGGTATTGAGGTGCTGGAAGTCTGCAAGATTGTGCAAAAAGAAATGGAAGCGGCAGCACATAGGTACGAAAAAACCCGCAAGATGGGGCTTTCAGGTACAGGCATCAGGTATGTCAAAGAACTTTATGCCTTGCATGACCTTCAGCGAACCAGCATTAGCAGGGCTGAATTTGAGCGAATGATTGATAAAACCATTAACTACATTCGTTCAAACAATCATTTAGTGGTGCATATCACATGAGTTTTCAAAAGCACCAGTACATCAGAAGCAAAAAACTTCTAAAAATGGTGGCAAGTCTTGACTGCCAAGCCTGTGGTTCAGGGCACATGGTGCAAGCAGCCCACACAAACTGGGGTAGCGGCAAGGGTAGGGGCATCAAAGCTGATGACAATCAAGTGGCTGCTTTATGCCTGAAATGTCATTATGAGGTCGACCAAGGCAAAAACTTGAGCAAAGAAGAGCGGCAGAAAATGTGGGCAGATGCTCATAAATCCACGATAAAAGCACTTGAAGCCGATTGGCCTGTAAACTTACCTAAACCGATGGAGATTGCATGAAAACCGTCAATAAACCAAAGACAAAGCCAAAAAGCCCAGATAGAGCAGAATTAGCCGAACTGATCTTTGCAGGAATGCGGAGCGGTTTAAGCGCCCACCAATCGTGCAAACAAATCGGATTGTCTCAAAGCACATTCAACCATTGGCTTAATGATGACATTAAAATGGCGGCAGAGTACGCGCGTGCGAGGGAAGACTTGATAGAGCACATAGCTGCTGAGACTTTGAGAATTGCTGACACCCCTGTGGGAAGTACTGACAGCGGGGCAACTGACTCTGGCGCAGTGCAAAAACAAAGATTACAGGTGGACACTAGAAAATGGCTTTTGTCAAAGTTAGCCCCTAAAAAATGGGGTGACAAGTTAGAGCTTTCGAGTGACCCAGAAAATCCATTGCTACAAAAAATTGAGCGTGTGATTGTAAAAAATGGGTAAAACCCTGCAAATCCAAACACCTGAATGGGCTGTGTCGTTGCTAGAGCCAAGCCGATACAAGGGCGCATGGGGTGGTCGAGGTTCTGGCAAATCCCATACCTTTGCCGAGATGATGATTGAAGGCCACATACTTGACCAAAAGCGCAGAAGCGTTTGCGTGCGGGAAATACAGAAGTCACTAAACCAGTCTGTAAAGCGGCTGCTGGAAACTAAGATTGAGGCGATGAACGCTGGCGCTTACTTTGCCGTACAGGATTCGGTAATCAAGTCCAAAAAGGGCGATGGGGCGATTATTTTCCAAGGGATGCAGAATCACACCGCCGACAGTATTAAGTCGCTTGAAGGGTACGACTGCGCTTGGGTAGAGGAAGCCCAATCATTAAGTCAAACCAGCCTTGACCTACTTAGGCCAACAATCCGCAAACCCAACAGCGAGTTGTGGTTTACATGGAATCCACGCCAGCAATCCGACCCAGTGGATTTTCTGTTGCGTGGCCCTGAACCGCCAGCGGATGCACAAGTAATCAAGGTTAACTTTGGTGAAAACCCGTGGTTTCCACAAGTCCTGAAGGACGAAATGGAGTACGACAAGCGGCGTGACCCTGATAAATATCAGCACGTTTGGATGGGTCAGTACCTACGCAACAGCAGCAGCAGAGTATTCAGAAACTGGAAGATTGATGAGTTTGAAGCACCAGAAGATGCCATTCACCGACTTGGCGCAGACTGGGGTTTCTCAGTAGACCCGACAGTATTGGTGCGATGCCACATTATTGGGCGAACCCTGTACATCGACCATGAGGCTTACATGGTGGGCTGTGAGATTGTCAACACGCCTGAACTATTCATGCAAGTGCCAGAAGCCGAGAAATGGCCTATCGTTGCTGATTCAGCCCGACCCGAGACCATCAGCCACATGAAGCGCAATGGGTTTCCGAAAATAATGACTGCAGTCAAAGGGCCAAAGTCTCTTGAGGAAGGCATAGAGTTTTTGAAGAACTACGACATCGTGGTTCACCCTCGCTGTATCCACACCATTGACGAACTGAGCCTCTACAGTTACAAATCTGACCCATTGACTGGGCGTATCTTGCCCCAGCTGGAAGACAAAAAGAATCACGTTATTGATGCTTTGCGTTATGCCTGTGAGGGCATCAGGCGGTCAGCGGTCACAAAACCAGCTACATTTACGCCATTGCCCAATGTCAAACGCTGGTAGATAATCGCCTAAAAGGACAAACATGGCACGAATACCCAACGATCAACGCCTTGCTAATGTGCACGCTGAAGCACTGCGTCAGTTCAACGATATACAAACCGCATTGCGTGATGAGCGTTTGCAGTGCCTGCAAGACCGTAGATTTTATTCACTGTGTGGTGCTCAGTGGGAAGGCCCACTCTACGACCAGTACGAAAATAAACCCAAGTTTGAAGTCAACAAAATCATGTTGGCTGTTATTCGTATCGTCAATGAGTACCGAAACAACCGCATCACAGTCGATTATGTGAGCAAAGATGGCACAGAGAACGACAAACTGGCTGAAGTCTGCGATGGGTTATATCGTGCTGATGAACAAGCATCCGTGGCTGATGAGGCTTACGACAACGCATTTGAAGAAGCCGTAGGCGGTGGCATTGGTGCATGGCGTTTGCGGACAGTCTACGAAGACGAAGAAGATGACGAGGATGACCGTCAGCGCATACGCTTTGAACCCATCTACGATGCCGACAGTTCAGTATTCTTTGACTTGAACGCCAAGCGGCAAGACAAGTCAGATGCTGATTTTGCTTTCGTGGTCACCAGCATGACCCGTGAAAGCTACAAAGAAATCTACAACGATGACCCGACAGACTGGCCTAAGATCATTCACCAGTACGAATTTGACTGGTCAACGCCTGATGTGGTGTTTGTCGCTGAATATTACAAAGTCGAAAAAAAGACCGAGGTTATTCGTATCTTTGAAACGATTGATGGCGAAGAAGAACGCTACTCACAAGCAGACTTTGCCAACGATGAAATGCTAGAGGAAACCTTAGCTGCGGTTGGCAGTCGTGAGGTGCGGCAAAAACGTATCAAGCGAATGAAAGTTCGCAAATACATCATGTCGGGCGGTAAGGTTCTGGAAGATGCTGGCTATATTGCTGGCAAGTGCATACCGATTGTGGTGGTCTACGGCAAACGTTGGTTTGTGGACAACATCGAACGCTGCATGGGTGCGGTCAGACTTGCCAAAGACGCACAGCGTTTAAAGAATATGCAGCTTTCAAAGCTGGGCGAGATAAGCGCACTATCAAGCATCGAAAAGCCGATCATGACACCCGAGCAAGTTGCTGGGCATCAAGTGATGTGGGCTGAAGATAACTTACGGGATTACCCCTATTTGCTTATAAATCCCGTTACTGGACCAGATGGCAACACACAAATCAGTGGTCCTGTAGCTTACACAAAATCAGCACAAATCCCACCAGCAATGGCGGCACTGTTGCAGATTACCGAACAGGATATGCAAGACATTTTAGGCAACCCACAAGGTGCAGACAAGATGGTTTCAGGCGTATCAGGCAAGGCCGTAGAGTTGATTCAAACCCGTGTAGATATGCAGACATTCATTTACATGAGCAACTTTGCCAAGGGTATGAAGCGATGCGGTGAGATATGGTTAAGCATGGCGAAGGAAATTTACACCGAAGATAAGCGGAAGATGAAGACGATTGCCCCTACTGGTGAGGCTGGCATGGTCGAGTTGATGCAGCCAATGATTGACCAAGAGACTGGCGCAATGAAGATGCAAAACGATTTAAGCGATGCAACTTTTGATGTTGTGGCGCAAGTCGGGCCATCTAGTAGCAGTAAACGTGCCGCAACGGTTAGGGCTTTGACTGGAATGCTTCAGATTACCCAAGACCCTGAGACCGCCCAAGTGCTGACTGCAATGGCAATGATGAACATGGAAGGCGAAGGCGTACAAGATGCCAATGCTTATTTCCGTAAGAAGTTGCTGCGTATGGGTGTGGTCAAACCAACTGATGACGAAGCGCAGCAGCTTATGGCTGAAATGCAAGGTCAACCGCAAGACCCGAATTCAATGTATTTGCAAGCCGCAGCTGAAAATGAAATGGCAAAGGCAGCAAAAGCAAGGGCTGACACTGTTGAAACGGTTGCAAGCGCAGAGTTGAAACGTGCCCAGACATTGCAGACTTTAGGCAAAGTTGACCAAACCGCACAGGATATGTCGATCACCAATGCCCGTGCCGTTGAAGAAATTTTGCAAAGTCAAATTGTGAGACCTGTTGCAGATCAGTAAAAAACAAGCGAGAATCAAACAAACGGCAACCACCCAGCCGTTCAAAGTGGGTGAGTTGAATGGGGTCAAAGATGAATCAAAAGGCAGTAATTGAGAGCAATGAACTCGAGTTAGAAGAGGAAGAAATCGAAGTCATCAACATCGTTGACGAAGAAGAAACCGAGGATACCGAGGAAGTTGTTGTCAGTATTGGTGAGGAAGCGCCACCTCCCGAAGAGCATACTCCCGCGCCTGAATGGGTTAAAGAGTTGCGTAAGACAAACCGAGAACTGCAACGGCAGAATCGTGAATTACAAGGCCGCTTACAAACTGCACCACCTGAGATCAAACCAGTGGTGATAGGTAATAAGCCAAAGCTGGAAGATCACGACTACGACGCTGAAGCATACGAGGAAGCACTGGCAAATTGGTTTGAGCGCAAGCGACAAGCTGATGATGTCAACGCCAAGCAAGAAGCTGAAGTTATGAATCAGCAAAAAGCATGGCA